ACGGCGCGTTGATAGAAAGCGCCGATGCCGGTTTCGGTCAGGCGCTCTAATTCGGTGATCATGTCGTCGGTCAGTGTGAAGTCGTGTTCGGCGATGCCAAAGAATGCGCGGTGCGTGATCATGCTGCGTCAGCCTCTGGGGCCGGGGCAGATGCGCCGGACGTGGTGTAGGGGTTGGTAAGGCTGTTGCCTTCGGCCAGCGGTGCAAGGTTCAAACCGCTGCGCACCTCATTCGCCGTCATCGCGCCCATGCTGCGATACTGGCCATAGGCACCCGCGCGGGCCGTGGCATTGGTGGTCAACAGATCGTCAGTGACAAATTCGATGTAGAATGCTGCCCGATCTTCTGGCGTGAACAGGACACGGGCGTATGCCCATGCCCAACTGACCAGCCACGGCTTAAGCGTGATCGCATAAAACTGGCGCGCCATCTCTTCGGTGTTGGACCATGTGCCGCGCGTCAGCTCGAACAGCATTGTTGGGGGCACACGAAAGACGCGGGCGATCTCGCGTATCTGTTCAAGCCGGTTCTCTGCGAACTGCGCGTCGGCAAGGGTCATAGAAAGCTGATCGTAGCTCATGCCCTCGTCCAAGATCGCGGTGCCGCCGGCGTTGCGCCCCGCATGAGTGTTGAACCAAGAAGCCGCGATCTTTTTCTTGGCCTCTACGTCCAGCACCTTTTCGCTTTTGATGATGCCAGAGGGGCGCGCGCCATTGGCAAACAGGCTGGCGATGTGCTGTTCGAAAGCAAGACTGAGGGCGATAGCCTCACGGCCAAGGGTGATCGGTGAGACGCCACCAAAAGGCTGGATATGCAGAATATCGCGGTAGCTGTAACGGCGCGGTCCCTGATCAGTCTGAACGATGTAGAACGGTTCGCCGTCTGGCTCGTGATCTATCCGCACACTGGCAGGATCAATCCGATGCAGCTCAAAGGGTGCGCCATCTGTCAGCCTGACAACTTGGGCGTAGCCATTCCCGGTCAGCAGCGCGTCGATGGTCAGGTGTTCACGCAGCTGCCCTGCAGAGGTCCACTCGTTCGCCTCGTCATGCACGAGACGGTAAGCGCCCTGCCCCTTTGCCGCTTCTTTCGTGTCGGTCAGATGGACCTTAGCAGGCATAGCTCCAATGGTCTCAGAGATCAGCGCCACGGCACAGGCAACGGCTGGAACGCGCAAGGCTGAGTTGCCGGAGACATAAATGCCAGTAGCCGTTGGAGTTGCACCAAACAGCCCAAAGGCGTCTGGCTCAGTCAAGCTCAGGGCTTTGGTTTCGCGCTTGCGAAAGAAACGGTCGATGAGTGGCATTCAGCATTCCATACAGGGTGGTATCTATATACCACACCACTGAATCGCTGTGAATCCAATAAATGTAATATTATTACATAATTTTGTGCTATTTAATTTTTGGTAAAAAGCATTAAATTAAACTAGAAAATATTTGAAGGAGGGAAACCTGTATGGCCAAGCGCGAGACTTATTCGACAAACATCCAATGTGGTGACTGCGAATCGAAGGGAACAGGAACATTTTCAGAACTCGAAAACCCAGTTTATGCAAAAGGTGGCAACCTCCAGCGGAGGACTGAAAGCGTAAACGAGGGCTTTTCGATGGATACAAGAGGAACAAATGGAATTATTTGTGATGTTTGTGGCAGTTCTAATGTCGATCAAGTTTGATTGAACCAATTAGCTATATCAAATTTTGATCGACATTTTTCCAAATTTCTCAACTTAAATCGAACCGCCACCGAACCGAGTCTATTTTTCCAGTTTAAAGTGGGGAAGTTTTGAAATTGCATCGGCTTTAGTCTTTATGGTTACGTCACCATAATGATCCGATGCGGTTCTTCCCGCGTGTCCCTGAATGCCGTCGGCAACACGATCAGAGATACCCAGTTCGCGGCATTGCGTTTTAAATCTGTGCCGCCAAGCGTGGTTTGGCTGAATGCTCTCGGGCACCAGCCCGTCCTTGCGCAACCAGTCTGACAGTTTATTCGAGACGATCACAGCCGCACTTCTGAATTTCTCTGGTTTGGTAGCATTGTGGAACAGTGGGCCTTCGTCAGCATCTTCGACGAATTTGACGAAACCCTCGGAAACTATCTGTGGATGTAACGGCACATCTCGGTAGCCACCCGATTTGACAGTGCCAGCATCCGGCGTGATCCGAGCGACCCAATGTTCACCCACCTTGGTCACGTCCTCTTTTCGCAACTGAATGATCTCTGAAACCCGCGCACCGGTAAACGCACAGATGATCGGCACCCATCGCTTCACGTTTGCCATCTGCGTAGATTCGCGCACCCGCCCGAACTCGTTCGGAGTTGATTGATAAGTGCGTGACGCCTTCAATACCTTCTTGGCTTCGTCATCGGTGTATCCTCGTTCACGGCCATACACTTTGCGCGGTTTTGGCTGTCGCACTGCCGCGGCCACGTTCTCGGGCAACCGATCATTTTCTACAGCCCAAGCCATCACGGATTTCAATGCTGAGAGGTATATATCGTTCACCGTCTTTGGCGATAGCGTTTTCATAAGGTGATCTCGCCAAGCCAGCACGTCTTTCTTAGTGACGCGACCAGCGTCGTTGTGCTTGAGAAACTTGCGCAGGTTTTCGATCACCGGGCGCTGGCGCTGTCCCTTGTCGCGCATGAAACCTGCCTGCATGCGACTGTTCAAATAATCGGCCCAAAGGCCGGTCAAGCTGACTGGTGCAGGCGCTTTTTCAGCCTGCGCGGCGTCCTTAATTATCGGTGCCGCAGGCGTGCCGGTGTAATCACCTTCATCACGCTCAGCGACGCGCGCCAGCGCTTCTAGCTCTGCGCTGCACAAGGCCCGAGCGATCACCCGCCATTCATCGCTGCCATGCACCGCATCGATATTCCCAGCTGCCCTGAATCTTTCGAGCTGATCACCGATGACCGACTGCAGCTCATCATCACTACAGCGGCCTGCTACTGCTTGGCGCAGTTGATAAACGTAAAGATCATCAATGCCGGTGTTAGCGTATCGTGAATCATTTCGCAGAAGGTCGTCGAACGCCAAACGCTGATGGTAGTGGCTGAGAGCGATTTGGTCTGGTGCCAGCGGATACCGAGCTTGGGCTGGCTTCTGCCGCCCTTGCGACGCTTCGCGCTCCGCTAGCGCGATCTGGTGCTGCAGCTGCGCCACAGCTCCGGGCAGGAGCTTGAGGGCCTGCCTGTAGTCCGCCCCTAGCGGGCTGCGAAGCTCGGTCTTACCGACGATACCGCGGAGGTCTTTTGGGACGACGAGGCGTGCGTGATACCGCCCGGACCGGTTGATGAGATGCCTGATCTTGCCAGCCATGGTAAACCCGTTTGTAACCAAAACTGTAACCGTTGAACGGACTTCCAGCCTTATTTGCAAGGGTATTGTTTGTTATCAATAAGTTGAAGTGGTGCGGGTGAAGGGACTCGAACCCCCACGCCATAGGCGCCAGAACCTAAATCATACGATTGTCTTTTAAAAACAAAGGGGCGTTCGTCATAAAAAGCGAACGCCCCGTGTAACACCCCCTCGATGCAGCCAAATACGATGGTGATTAGGAGACATAATATGGAAATAATCAAACGCGGAACAAAACCCGAAGACGCCCGACATATCGGCACTTGCGCCAACTGCAAAACAGAGGTGGAATTCGCTCGGTCAGAGGGCGTTGTGACGCATGATCAACGTGATGGAAGTTTCGTGTCTGTGGACTGCCCCGTTTGCGTGTATAAGATACACTCCGACCTGTAACCCCGACCACTACAGCCCCTCGATAGACACCAAAAAGCCCCGGCCAGAAACGGTCGGGGCTTTGCTTATTGTGGGCCGAGAACCTTGGCGATGACCTCGATCTTACCATTGGCGCATTCGGCTGACAGAAGGTGCTCAGTCGCCAACGCGGCCAGCTCGTTAACCGTCTGGACCTTGCGCTTGCTGATGGGGCACGGGGTCAGGGTTTCTGACGGTATGTCCGGTTTGATCGGGACGTATTCAATCTTCGGTTCGCAGCCCATTAATGAGAGCGGCAAGATCAGGATCAAGCATCGCATCGGGTATCCCTCCTATCAGGATCTGTTCAACGGCTTCGGTAAGGGTGGCGTTGCGGGCGGCGAAGCGGTCGGCACGGGCACGCTCCACCTCACGCGCCAGGGCCGATTGTTCCGCCTGTTCGGTCAGGGCTGTGAGGGACCGGCTCAGGCGGGCGTTCTCTACGGTCAGGCCATCGACGGTGCCTGACTGCCACCACAAGGCCCCTGCCAGCCCGAGACACGCCAGCAGCGCGGCGCACAGAGCGATAAGCGTTGCCTTGGTCATCATGTCAGCCACCAGATCAACAGGGTAGCCAGAGCGGCCAGTGTGAGGGCCAGCCAGATCATCGGCGGTAATCCCAACGAGCCTTACCCTTACGCACATCGATGTGGGTGAAGGTGTTGTACCGGCCGATGCCCTTGGTGTCGGCATACCGCTTGAGCAGGTATTCCTGGACCGTGTTGGGCGATACACCCTCGACGGTGAAATCCCCCGCGGTGGCCTTCATGTGTTGCGATGCAGATGCTCCACCAACATAGGCGTTATACGGCGGGCAGCGATGGCCGGAATGGACCGTCACCGGCTTCCCGAAGTGATCCCGTACATCCTGAAGAGCATCGACCAGCTCTTTCGGCGGCGGGATCTGTTCGCACCGTGGCAGGTGCGGTGCCTTCCAGTGACAGTTGCAGCGAAATTCGTGCAGGCTAAAGTTCTTGCTCAGGTTTCCCATCTTCATACCCTCCAAAGGCAGGGCCCACGGCGCGGGAAGAATGGCGCGGTAAGCCAGTTGTAGTGTTTCTGTTGAGCCAACGGCAGGCTGCGATGCAGCGCCCCGAGCGCAGCCAGAGCTGCGACGACGGACCAAAAGGCAAAGACTGCGTTGACGGTCTGGCCTGACAAGGTGAATACGCCGGGGTTCATGATGCCCGCGCTGCCAAGCAACGGCCGCAGGATCGACCACCAGAGAAGGCGCACCCAGACAAGCCCGCTGGTCAGCGCGACAAAGGCGCTCATAAGGCTATTGGCGTCATGCCCGCGAAACCGTAGGTGCGGCGCAAAGCCGATAGTCACCAACAGCATCAGCGCCACCGCAGCAACGGCCAAGGCACTATGAATAAAAATAAGGATCGTCATTGCTCTTGGCCTCGCTTTGGTAAAACTCCGATCACCAGACTGTTGACCTGTCCGGTGCGTTCTTCGATGGCATTGGCAAGGCGCTGTCTGGATGCCTCGGCAACCTCGCGGGCCTGTACTGCGTCAACCTGTTCTCGGGTCGGGCGCTTGGGTGATTTCAAAGCCTTGAAGGCGTTCTGGGGAGACTTGAAATTTTTGATCGCATTGGAAGCGAGTTTAAAAGCCTTGAACAAATTCTTAATCACGGCCTTTCCCTTCGATGTATCGCAGCGCAGCATCCAGCGTTTTGGTGTTGTCGGCCATCTGGGAGGTGTGCGCTTTATGATCGTCAAAGCGGGCGTCGACTTGCTCGTTAAGCCGCGCCCACAACGCCTTCACGACTATAGCCAGCCCGACAATAATCAGACCGGGCAGGCCATAGGCCTCTAGGAAGCTCGGAAGGTCAAAGCCGTTCATCAAGCGGAGCCCGAAGCTAAGTGAATGTATTTCGATTTGGTAATCATGCCCCGTTTGTGGGGCGCTCGTCAGTCGCAACAAATGCACGAAATCTTATAAAGATATTTTATTGTTGATTGCCGATCATGCTACAGGGAGCAGAACACGAATGGTTAGAATGAAAACAGGCGTTCTTTGATGGCATACCTTAACTACGTTGTACTACCGCTGGAAATCATGACGTTCTTTTTTGCCTTCCTATCGGACGCTATGAAGTTCAACCCAGCAATCCGGAAAGCTGCTTTCTTTCTGCTGTCGGCGCTATGGGTGATCGCAACCGTGTCCCGGCCTTGGGGCGTTTCGCCGGATGATTGGAACTA